AAAACATTTTCATTAGTATTGAATTCAATCGCCATTCTTCTTTATAATAAAAAAAATCTAAAAATTATTTTCATTTTTTAAAAGTCTAATTAATTCTCAGATTTTTTATCTAATCTAATTAGTAAAATGAGTTCGTTAGAAATGAGGAACAAATACTCAGAGGCTCAACCGTATCATATCTATTACGATCTTCAGATGATTAATAACAATACTGGAGGCTTGACTCAGCCTGTCAATTTTGCTTATCAGGAAACTCGTAATAGCCCTTTTTTAGACGCTCCGTCTAATTACTTTATGTCCGTAGCACGCTTTCAAGTCCAGACGCCGACTCTCCCTGTGTTTATCCCTCAGATGAATCTCGGTCAGGCTAATGTGAATCAAACGGCTTACAGCATCACATTATCTTTTACTTACCTCGGTGTTGTTTACAATTTTCAACAATACATCAATTATATCAATTACGATCTAACTGAACCTGCTCCATCCAGTCTTTCTTTGGATACCATCACTTCTCAGTATTACTATGTTTACTCTTATCAGCAATGGGTCGGTATGATTAATAATGCCTTTACTTTGGCTCATACTGGATTGAACGCTTTAGTTGTAGCGGCAGGCGGAACATTACCTTCCAACAAACCTCCCTTTTGTCAATTTGACCCTTATTCTTTGTTGATGACGATCAATGCTGATATTTTAGGTTATAATAATTCGTTAGCCGCCCCAATTCAGATCTACTTTAATTCAGCCTTGTATAGTTTATATTCTAACTTTCAATGGACCTTTTCTACTTTAGGATACAATGCCCCGAATGGTAAGAATTTTTTATTAACTGTTGAAAATAATACATTCAGCAATGTTTATGTGGTTCCTGCTACTCCGACTTGGAACGCTTTACAGTGCTATCAAGAAGGGTCAACGGCTTCGCTTTTGAATCCGGTAGAGTCTATTGTTTTCACTTCCGCCTTGATTCCAGTCGTTCCGCAGAATGTTGGTATTCCGAGTTTGAATACCCAAGGTCTCGCGAATTCAAACGGCAACAATGCCAATGTATCGCCTATCATTACCGATTTTCAGGTTCCGTTGTCTGCTGTAAACCGATACTTACCGGATATCCAATATACGCCTCAAGGTGAATATAGGTTAGTTGATTTGGTCGGAAACTCGCCTTTATCCCGAATTGAAATTTCAGTGTTTTGGAAAGATACCTTTGGCATTCTACATCCGCTGTTATTAGGGGCAGGGTGTAGTGCTTCGGTCAAAATAATGTTTCGGCGTAAAGATTTTAATACGGCACGATTATTTGGAAGTATTTAATTTAAAACTAAATAATTTTAAATTGATTTTTTTTTGTTGGTATTGCTTCGCTTTCTTCTTTCTTTTAATACATTTTTATAATAATCTTTCATATCGTTTAATCTTTCTTCGTTAGTTTGAATTGGTTTTCTTATAATATTAACACATTCAAATTGAGTTATCCAAAACCGTTCTCTTTCTTTTAAATTACCTTCTTTTACTTCTTCTAATATTTCATATTTAAATTCATTCTTAACTACTTCAAAAGAAGATATATAATGATAAGTGCCTTTTAAGAATCGTCTATAATCTTTCATATGATCTTTTATTCGGATTTTAATAGACTGAGTAGTTGAACCGATATAATTTTTATCATTATATAACCGATAAACTGACATTTTTGAAATAAAAAAATCTTTATTTCAAAATTCATTTTTTTAAAAAAAAAGTAATTTAAGAAAATTTTTATTATCTCTATTACTAATAAATGTCTAATGATTTTCAAAAGGTATTAGTCAAAGATCCGCGGTTAATGGTATCCGATCAGATAGCATACGCGGTTCATAGAGGAGGTTAATATGTGGCCTCAAAATGTCTATACGCAAGTATGAGGCAAGTAGTATTTTACCGCTGTAAAATATTGCGATACTTTCAAACTGCGGGAACCACTCGTTAGGTTCTAACTACTAAACTTATATAGTAATATATAAGTGGCGAATGCTAATTACATTCGGTATAGTAAAAAGGTTAGAAATAGAGTCAATCCGCATCCAAGCATCCCAAGTGGATGAAGGTTCAGAGACTAAATGGAAGTAGGGGGAAACCCTTAAGATATAGTCCAGACCCAGCCGAGAGGCTGTTCTTATGTAGTAATAAGAATGGTAATGATTTTGGAAAGAAATATCCAAATGAACCTGGTATAATCGCAGAATATGACGAGTTCTACTTATAATGCTATTTCAGCCTCGGCGTCAAGTATGGTTTTCAATATACAGGTCCCGAGTGAGCAGACCCTTATTGACCGCCGCGTCTTGTTGAGATCTACGGTTATTTTGAAAATGTCAGCCGTTGGAACTCCAGCTAACGCGATGCCTATGAATTATGGATACAGCGATGCGTTATCCGCTTTTCCTCTTCATCAATTATTTTCAGTGATGACTTCTACCATCAACAACAATTCAGTCAGTATCAACATCCGCGACGTGCTACCTGCGATGTTGCGGTTCAATGACTCTCGTGAATTACAGCGATACAATGGAACGACCCCTGTTGCCTTTGATACCGTATCTAATTATTCTCAAGCCCTTGGTGCGAATTTGAATTCTTTAGGGTCTTGGGGAAACTGTGCTGATAACGACCTCGTTCAGCGTGGTTCTTGGGTATTAGATGGTGTATCAAAAACACTAACAGGTGGAACAAGTGGTAGTTTGGTCGCAAACGATCCTCTAACATTCGGATACACTGGTGATTTTTATTTACAATTCTCAGTCGCTGAGCCTTTGTTATTGTCGCCTTGGATCTTTGCTGATCCCAAATCAAACGGACAGGCTCTGTATGGCGTTCAAAATCTCAATTTCGTCTTCAATGTAGGTGATACGACTCGCGTCTTTCGTTCCGCTGGTTCTGCTGGAGGCAGTTATGTATCTGCGGCATCAGTTTTATCATTTTCCAATTCTCAATTAGTCTTCAACTTTCTTACTCCTCATCCTGATGATTTAATGGCTTCCAAAAATGTTGTTCCGTATTATGAGCTTCCGCGTTATATTTCATCAGTTTCAGCCTCTGCTTCTCCTGCTTATTCTTCTGGAAATGTGGGAACATTTCAATTGAGATCTACCAATATTCAGCTGAATCAAATTCCCGACAAGCTGATTCTTCAAGTGCGGAAACCGATGGGAAATCAAGTAAATACCGATCCCGATTTCTTTTACGGCATTTCAGGCGTAAGTATCAACTTTAACAATCAGTCTGGTATTCTCGCATCCGCAACTCAACAAGACCTTTGGCGTTATTCAGTAGAAAACGGATCTAACCAATCGTGGTTGGAATTTAGTGGTTCAGCAAATGTCCCCGATGCTATTTACGGTGCTGGTAAGAAAGTAGCAATGGCTGGATCTTTACTCGTTTTAGAATTCGGTAAAGACATTCAGCTTACCGAATCGTTTTATGCGTCTGGTTCTTTAGGAAACTTTAATTTACAGGTTAACTTGACCTGCTTTAATCAAACTTCCGCTGACCTCGCCGCAGGAGCTGCGTTAGAACTTGTTATTATTACTATGAATAGTGGTGTATTTGTTTGTGAAAAAGGCACATCCGCAACGTATACGGGTATCCTGACGAAACAAGATTGTTTGGACGCATCCGCACAACCCGGTGTGAGTTCATCTCATCTCAACCGAATGGTGGGTGGATCTTTCTTGGATAAAATCAAATCGGTTGTTTCTCATCCATTGACCCGAAGTCTATTACCTTATATCAAAGATTTACTAAAATCTCAAGGTGGGGAATACGGCAAGAAAGCCGCTGCTCTTGCGGATTCAGTCGGAATGGGACGTGCTGGTGGACGACTCTCCCATCATCTCAAAATGTAATCCGAAGGATTAATTAAGAAATTAGAAAATTTTTATTATCTCCTTTAATAATAAAAATGTCTCAATTAGAATCATTTCAATATTCTAACAGATTTTCTTCTGCTCTTACTATTGCTGGTGGCGCAGCCAGTGGAACTGCCACTCCTGCTTCTTATTATGCTTCCAGTTCTAAAATTTTAGGGTATACGATTACTTCTGGTGCGAATCCTGGAACTCTTTCCATTATTGGAAGTTCCGCCGCCGGTGTCAATACGATTACTGCTACTACATCGGCTAACGTCGCAGCAGGCGTCCCTTTAGTCCTCGTAGTTTACTGGATCAATGAAAAGCC